TCTTATTCGGATGTTGCAACAGGCTCAAATACAAGCTATAACGACGTAACAGGAGAAGCAGCTTAATGGCATCGACATATACACCCTTAGGTATTGAACTACAGGCAACTGGTGAAAATGCTGGAACATGGGGTACAAAAACAAATACTAACTTAAGTATTGTAGAACAGATTTCTGGTGGCTACACTACGGTAAATTTTGGAAGTGATGCAGATGTTACTTTATCTGTATCAGATGGAACAACAGGTGCGGCTCTTGCTCACAGAGTTTTAGAATTTACCTCATCTGGATCTCTAACAGCTACTAGAAATTGTACTATTCCTCTTGATGTACAAAATTTTTATATTTTAAAAAATTCAACAACAGGTTCTCAAACAATTACATTTAAATATGCTTCTGGATCAGGAAATAGTGTTAATGTTTTAAATGGTAAAACAGTCATAGCTTATGCAAAAGCTGATGATGGCACAAATCCAAATATAGCATCTGTATCTTTATCAAGTGATCTTGTAGATGATACATCACCTCAATTAGGTGGTAATTTAGACACTAACTCTTTCATGATTGACTTTGATGATGATCATGGAATTAGAGATGAAAACGCAAACGAACAATTAATTTTTCAAACTACAACTTCTGCTGTTAATCACATTGAAATGACAAATGCTGCAACAGGCAATGATCCAAAAGTTGCTGCTGCAGGTGGAGATTCAAACGTTGATTTAGCAATAGCACCAAAAGGATCTGGTGAAGTTGTCGTTGGCACAGGATCAGCTGCTGCAACTATTACAACAAGTGGTGCGTATGATTTAACTTTAGATACAAACTCTGGAACAAACT